ATGCTGTGCCGCCGTGGACCGTGTATTCGACCGGCCCCGCGCCCGGCAGCAGATCCGTGAAGTAGCCGCCATCGGGGACCATCGTCGCGATCCGCACACCATCGCGGAACACGTCGTTGAACAAGGTCGCCTCCCAGCCGATAAACCCGTCCGTCTTCGCGATCGAGATGACGACCTCGGGCCGCATCCCCGGAACCTGCACCGCCGTGAACAGGGGCACCTTCGGGGCCAGGATGGTGACCACGATCGAGACAACCGCAGGCAGCGACCAGAAACCGTGAATCTGATACGTCACGATCACATAGTCGGTGCGGGCGGTGGCAACATCCAGCGGCACCTGCACGTACTCGGTGGCGCCGATTCCACCCTTGGTGGTCCCAGAGGCCTGCTTATCGACCACACCCGAGTCGTAGTAGACGACCCCCAGGCCGGCCGCGGTGTCAGCCCGCAGCACCCGGTAGGCGTCCTGCGAACCGCCGGCGGGCAGTGTCCACGTGAGCACCATGGGCGTGTCTGTCTGCGCCGAGGCGTCGACGGGGGCGGTGATCGTTGGTGCGGCGGGGGTGGCGATTGCGGCGATGAACCGCGACGCGGACCACGGCGACTGCAGTCCCGCAGTGTCATAGACGGATATCTGATACTCGTAGATTCCGCCGGCCAGCCAGGTCGACGCGGGCAGGGTGTAGGAGTAGGTGTTCGTGTCGGCGTTGTAGATCGTCACGGTCCAGCCGATGCCAGGGTCGGCGGACTCCCGGTATCGGAAGTCCGCCCGGGACTGGAAGTCGCCGTAATCCGGGTCCTGGTAGGACCACGTGAAGATGGCGGGCGCGTTGAAGATGATGAACCCGTCGTAGCCGCCCGGCTCGCCATTGTTGGGCAGCTCGGGGATCGGCGTGTACGGCGCGTGGTTGGTCATCAGGTGACCTTGCCGAGGATGAGGAGCTGCCCGCCCAGCACGACCACCGCGACACGGTCGTTCAACGTGGGCGTGTACGACGCGAGGTGCTGCGCGGGGTCCGCAGTGTCGGATGAGTCCAGCAGCACTTCCAGGGGGCTCGCGGACGTCACGACGGCGCGCTCACTCATGCGACGCTCCTCAAGACGTAGTCCATGTCGCTGCCGTCCAGTGGCATCGACCACGAGGCGCAGATCGCCCGACGGTTCGCGCCAAGAGCAGCATCGGAGTAGGTCGAAACATCGGCATGCCAGGCGATCGGGAACGGCGACAGTCGCGCGGTGATGACCTCGGGGACGCTCATCGCGGCCGCCTTCGCCTTGTCGCCCTGTGTCACGAGGTCGGCCTGGCTTGTCGCATCCAGATAGACGACCGGCGCGCGGACCGTCCGACCCAGTGAGGCGATCGACGCGGCACCGGTGGACGGGTTGGTCGTGGTGTACCTGCCCGCACCCTCGACGGGTGCGGCGGCCATGTCGTTGCGAATGAACCGCCACCAGTTCGGCACGCCCCAGACGTCCGCCGAGACGTTGCGATTCGCCGCGACGATGCCCACCTGCAGGTCACCCACAGCGAAGGTCCACTCGGACGGCCGCGCGGTCGCCGGTAGGTAATGCCCGGATCGAAACGCACCGTTCCAGTCGCACCAGATGCCGCGATACCCGATCGCCTTCAGTAGGCCGTTGATGACCTGGATCCACGTCGGGGAGTACGACGACGTCTGCGGCCACACCCGCGCCGTCGCCAGCGTCTTCGCTGCCGCTGTCGAGTCCAGCAGGATCGGCGCGGTGATGCCCGCCGCGGCCAGCACGGCGGCGACGGCGGCCAGGACGTTCGCGCCCGCAGCCACCGAATAGGAGTCCCCGATGTTGTCCTGCAGCAGGTGCAGCTGGTCATATCCGGTGACGCTGTACGTGAAAGGAAGCTGGTCCAGCGGCCGATCCGGGGTCGTCAACAGGAACACCCCGAGGTTGAACCGGCATCCGGTCACGGCCGCCGTGGTGCTGGACAGGAGCATGTACGGCCGCACTCGGTCCCGGCCCCACGCCAGCTCGCGGGAGATCGTCAACTCGACCGTGCCATGAACATCCGCGAGATCATCGCGGTGGACAGTGCCGCCAGACACATCCGCCGAGATGTCCTCCACCAGCGCCAGAGAAGCGTCGAGCAACTCCACACCGAAGTCCACGTCGAGGTCAGGTGCCACCAGGAGCGCGGTCACCTGCGCCGCCGTCCAGGCGCTACGCGGAGGCGCGGTCAGCGGTTGCATCTAAACCGCCTCGTCGTAGGTGATCTCCTGAAACGGAACAGTCACGTCATGCCCCATTCCGCCAGCGCTCGGGTAATCGAGCCACTTGACCTCAAGCATCGACACCCACTTGCGCCACCCCATCGCGTCACGCAGCAGCAACACACCACCTCGCCACGTGTCCAGCAGCAGCAGCCCGGCGTCATCGAGGGACTGAAAAACGACCGTGTAGGTCCGCACGTCCGCCGGTGTCGTGATGACCCTCATCCGCCCGCCCGCATAGGGCCGTATGCCGCCACCCAGGAGCGCTTCGCCGCCGCGCACCGGGTTGGGGCCGACGACAGACACACCCGTGAGCGGATTCGTCAACCAGGTGAGACCGAACGCGACCGTGACGACGGTCATTGCGCGCCCGCCATCTGCCGCTGCCCCATCTGGTAGGACCGGGGCAGGGCGCGGATGTCTGCGCGCAGCCCTTGGAGCTCGCTCAGGAGGTCACCTGAGCCGCCGCGCTCGAGTGAGGCCACGAGCCGCTCGAAGGCCTGTGTCTGCGTGCCGGACAGGACGCGCTCGGGGAGTTTGCCGAAGTTCCGGCCGGTCGCGCCGGGGTTGAGCATTCCACCCGTGTCGTAGCCGCTGGGCATGACCAGTGGGTCAATCGCGGCGACGCTCCCGTACCGGTGGATCGCATAGTTCAAGCCGGCGTAGATGTTGGCGAGCCCGTTGGTGATACCCAAGCCCGCGAAGGGCCCGGCGTAGGCCGCGAACGTGCTCGGGATGGTCTGCATGAGGCCCTGGGATGGGTGGCCCGCTTGGGCGTTGGAGTCGGTGAGGTTGATGGCGTTCGGGTTGCCACCGCTTTCAAACATGATCCGGCGCAGGACCCCGGCCGCGAGCGACATGGGCTGGCCGAGCATCCCGAGCACTTGGCTGATCTGCGGCATCCACTGCATCGCACCGCCACCGCCACCGGCACCGCCGCCGGTGAACAGCGACCCGAAGGCTTTACCGAGGTTCCCGGCGCCACCAAGGACTTTCCCGAGGAGTCCGCCACCCTGCGATCCGAGCCAGCCGAGGACCCCGCCGATGCCACTCTTGACATCGCCGAAGACCTTGCCGAGAAGCTTCGGTACCTGGTCCTTGTTCTTGATGATGCCCTGGATCAGCCCGCCGATGATGTGCCCACCGAGGCCGGCCATGATGGTCGACGGCGACTTGATGCCGAAAAAGTCCTTCACGGCTCGGATAATGAGGCCGCCGACAGCCTTGATCGCGTCGAAGATCTTGCCGGGGGCCGCTTGTAGCCCTCTCAGTAGGCCATCGGTGAGCTTTCCGCCTTCTGTCACGAGCTTCAACGCAGCGCCAGGAATCCACTTCACCAGCGCGAGCGCCCACTTACCGACCTCCGAGACGATCCTCGGCAACGCGGTCGTGCCGAGCCAGTAGAAGAGCTTCGCGCCGAGGATGACGAGTTCACCGATCATCTTCGCCGAGGCCGGACCGACCCAGCGGAAGAACGCGCCCGCCCACGTCGCCAGCTTGAGGATGATCGCCGGCAGCGCGACGGTGATGGCCCACACCGTGAGCTTGTTCAGGAGTTGGCCCAGCTCGATGATGAGTTTGGTGGCGGCAGGACCGACCCACTTGATGAACGCCGCCGCCCACTGGCCGAGCTTCGTGACGATCGCGGGGAGGGCAACGGTGCCCAGCCATCCGCCGAGCTTGAGCAGGAGTTTGCCCATCTCGACAATGAACGGGGGGATCATCGGACCGATCCACTTGACGAACGCAAGCGCCCACTTACCGAGCTGCTTCACGATCGCCGGCAGGGCAACGGTGTAGAGCCAGATCTCCATCTTGAGCCGGAACTTGCCGAGGGCGAGCAGGACAGGCCCGATGATCGGACCAATCCATGCGGCGAACGCGGCGCCCCACTTGGCGAGCCGCGCGGCGATGACAGGCAGCGCGGCGATCAGCCAGTTGCCGACCCGGACCAGCAGGTTGCCGAGCTTCGCCAGGAACGGCGGGATCATGGGCGCGATCCACTCGACGAACGCCTTACCCCACGCGGCCAGTTTCGCCGCGATGATAGGCAGCTCCGCGCTGATCTTGGCCCCGAAGTCGGTGAAGATC